TCCGGCCAGTGGGCTCACCAGATGTGTTTCGTCGCGGTCCGCTACCAGGCGAACGGATCACCGTCGGACGCTCTCCTGTGTTTGAATAGCTGGGGACCCCGATGGATCACCTACCGCGGCAAGTTCCCGGCCGACCAGCCGGACGGCTCGTTCTGGGTAACGCGGCCCGTCGTGGAATCCATGCTCCGGGCGAAGGACTCATTCGCGGTCGGCTCGGTCAGTGGCTTCGGCTGGCGCGATCTCCACAACGGAAACTGGCTGACGCCGGCCCCGCCCGAAACGATCGCCGACTGGTTCGCTCCGCACACGTTCACACTCGCCCCGTGAGGATCGCCATGGATCGCCGCACGCTCGCCGCCGTCGCTGTCGCCCTGATCGTCGGCTACTGGCTCGCCTCGCCGCACGACATTACGCCGAAGCCCGCCGACCGGCCGGTCGTGCGGTGGATCGCCAGGGCCGCTCGGAGCCTGCTCTGGGTCGCCCTCCTGGCCGAGAAGCCTCCCGAGGAGCCGCAGCCCGACCACCACGTCGCCAGGGCCGCGAACGTCGGAGACGACGGCTATCCGATCATCCACAACGGAAGGGGCTGGTGATGCTCTCCGGAATCTGGAATGCCCTGATCGCCTTCCTGGTCTGGCTCTCGTCGGACCCGAGGTCCGTCGACCTCGAGGCCCCGAAGGCCGCCGCGGCCGTGTCGGCCGCTCGGGCTTCGATGCTCGTCGACGCTCCGGCTCCGCCGTCGCCGACGCCGCAAGCCTGCGACTGCGGGAAGACGTGCGTCCGCGGAGTGTGGAAGCCCGACGGACGGATCGAGCAACGCTGCGGCTGTAAGTGCTCGCGATGCGTCGCGGAGCGTGCGAAGACATGCACGTCGGGGACGTGTCGCTGACCGTCCTACGATAGAACGCTCCGCGAGATTCTGCCGCGGCCGGCTCTCATATCGTGATGTTCGGTAAGGACACCACACGAACACGAAGGGACTCCCCATGCCGTCGCCACGACTCGCTCGCCTCCAGGACGAAGCCGCCCAGATCGCAACCGAGATCGAGACCCTCCGCTCGGTCGAGCCCTCGAACGACGAGGAGCGGACCCGGATCGAGGAGCGGCTCGCGGGCCTGATCGCGAAGGCCGACATCGTGTCGAAGGACGCCGGCAGTGAGCGTGACCTCGACGACAAGCTCGCCGGCCTCCGGAAGGTGACCGGCTCGGCATCGTCGCCGAAGGTTGCCGAGAAGGCCGCCGTCGAAGACTTCCAGGAGCCCGCCGACGTGCGGAGCGGGATCAAGCTCTTCAGCTCGCGGCGTGCTGCCGAGGCCGTCGGCTCGTACCTGAAGGCCCTCTACACGGGCGAGACCCGAGCGATGGGCGAGACCTCCAGCACCTACGACGGGATCGGAGCCGAGTACGTCTATAAGGAGCTGTACGGCGCGATCGTCAACCGGCTCCAGTACGCGTCGGTCGCTCTCCAGCTCGCGACGGTCGTCCGGCCCCGCGGCCAGAAGATCGACTTCCCGAAGGTCGGCGACGCGACCGCGTCGCTCGTGGCCGAAGGGACCGCGACGACCGATCAGGACCTTGTGTCCTCGGTCGGTGCCCTGACCATGTACGAGATGCGTGGATCGGTCGCGATCTCGCGAAGCCTGATCGAGGACTCGCCGCTCGACGTGGCCGGCCTCGTGGCCGAGCGGTTCGCCCTGGCCTACGCTCAGAAGATGGACTCCCTCTGGCTCGCGGGCCAGGCGTCGAACCCGACGATCGGCGGCCTCGCGGCTGGCGTCGCGGCTGGCAACACGATCACCGTCGCGGCCGGCTCCACGGCGACGAGCCTCGCGAACCTGGCCGACGTTGTCGGCAAGGTCGACGAGACCGTGATGGGGACCGCCTCGTGGGTCTGCTCGCGTGCTGGCTGGGTCGACCTGATGAAGATCTGGTCCGCTCAGCAGACGACCCTCACGGTCGGCGGCGGTCGGGTGGTTCCGACCATCTTCGGTGCCCCTGTTTACCTCGTGAAGGGTCTCCCCTCCACGACGCTCGCCCTCTACGGCGACTTCTCGATGTCGACGGTGGTCGGCCTGAAGGACAGCGGCCTCGAGATCGAAGCGGGCCGCGAGATCCTGATGCGGAACCGCCAGGTTCTCTACGTCGCGAACACCCGGTTCGGCGTGAGCAACCACGCTCCGGAGTTCGTGGGTCGCCTCGCGAAGGCCTGACCCTCGACGATGTGATTCTCGGGGGCCGGGGCTGGCAGGGATGCCGGCCCCGGCTCTCTCTCTATAGGGACCTCCGGAGGCGAGCATGGCGAAGCCCGACACGATTCGCGTCCTTCAGTGGCCTATCGTCGAGCCCGTCTCGCTCACCGAGGCGAAGGCTCAGGTCTCGCTCGCCCAGGACCAGACCGAACACGACCGATTCCTCCTGGATAAGATCGCGGCCGCCCGGCGACTGATCGAGCGGCGTCTCTCGGTCACGCTCGTCGCGACCCAGTATCGGGCGACGTGGCAGACGGGCGGCGACGTGCTCGACCTGCCGGCCCCTCCGGTCCTGATCTCGGCCACCTACCCGATCACCGTCACCGTCGACGGCGTCGCGCTGTCGGCCTCCGACTACGAGGTCGACCAGGACGCGTTCCCGGCGACCCTGACGCTCGACACCCCGACGACCGGGAAGGTCGTCGTCGTCTACTGGGGAGGCGTCGCTCCTGGTGGCGTGATCGAGCCCACGATCCGCTCGGCTCTCCTGGCCTATGTGAACCACCAGTTCGAGAACCGCGGCCTGTTGAACACCGAAGGCGGCGGCGAGCTGCCCCAGGCCTTCGAGACGCTCCTCGCGGCCAGCTCGTGGAACGGAGGCTGGTAATGGCACGAGCTGCCGGCCGCTATCGCGAAGTCTTCGTCCTGGAGCGACCCGTCCGCACGCGAAACGCGGCCGGCGGGACCGTCGAGACCTGGGAGACGGTCGCGACGATCTTCGGATCCTACGAGGCAACGAGCTACAACGAGCAGGCCCGACGCGGCCAGGTCGGCGGCGGGATCTCGGCCACGGTCTACACGCGTTACCGCTCCGGGCTGGCAGGCGACCAGCGGCTCCGCTGGCTCGCCCGCGGCGACCGGCTGCTCTACATCTCGGCCGTCGTCGAGCAGGGGAACCGCGAGGACCTGGAGCTGACCGTCGAGGAGCAGGTCGCATGATCTCTATTTCGTGGAGCGACATGGGCGGCCAGATCGGTGAGCTGATGAAGCGATACGACGAGCTGCCGCGAAGTGTCGCGAAGAAACACCTACAGGCCGCCATGAAGCGGGCCGGGAAGGATGCCGTCAAGATCCTGAAGGCCAACACGCCGAAGGGCGGCGGCCGCCGCGTGAAGGCTGCCGTCGTTCGCGGCGAGCTGAAGGAGAACTACAAGCGACGTGGCGGATCGCTCCGAAAGGCTGCGACGTTCACCGCGAAATACATCGGCCGGAATAAGGACGGCAGCGTGATCGGAGTCGTCGGCTACAAGTACGGTTTCGAGTCGCGAAAAGCGATCTGGCTGGAGTTCGGTACGAGTCGCGGGATCGAGCCGCGAAAGATCATCGATAAAACGCTCGCGGCCTCACGATCGGTCGTCCTCGCCAAGCTAGAGGTCGAAATGGCTGCGGCCCTCGACAGGGCCGTCGCCGAGGCAAACTCGCCTATGCGACCAGGCATGTCGAAACGCGGCCTCGCGGCCGGCGTCGCCCCACGATAGGAAAAACATGAGCACCCCGCACGTCTGGCTAAAGGAAGCGATCGAGGACGCCACGTCGGCCACGGCATGGCCGGTCGGCATGACCGGCACCCAGTCGCCTCCCTTCACGATCTACGCCCGCGAGGCGACGAGCCGCGAGCAGGTCCTCGCCGACACGTTCGACGACACCCCGGCCGCCGACCAGGTGAACCCTGTCGCCCGGTTCCTGGTGGCGGTCTACGCCGACGACTACGTCCAGGCCTGGACGCTCGCCGGCCAGATTACCGCGGCGATCCACAAGTTCGCCGGCACCGCCGACGGGACGACGGTCGAACACTGCCTGGTCCTGGACGAGCGAGACGGTCAGCCCGACTACCTCGAGGGCCGCGAGACGCCGACGTATACGGTCGAGCTGTCCGTCGAGATCCGCTGGGCCGAGTGAGATTCGCCCCGCACGTCACCCCATAAAATCGACCACGTCCGACACAGGAGCCGACTATGCCGCTATCCACGCTGACCTCGCCAGGCCCGACGATCCCGTCCGGTGCGAAGACGATCTCCCTAAAGGATATCGAGACTTCCGGCGCGACCGCGAAGGAAGACGTGACGGTCCTCGGGGACTCGACGCGACAGTATGCGGCCCCTCCGCTGGTCGAAGGCGGGACGAACACCGCGACGAAGACGGTGTCCGTTTCGGGCAACCTGAAGAGCGACACCACGCTCGCGATCACGGCTGCCGCCACTACGACCGGCTGGATCTGCGAGTCGTTCGAGAAGTCTTACGAGGTCGGTAAATACGCGACGTTTTCGGTCGAGTTCTCCTACTATCCGCCCACGACGTAAGGAGCTGTAGAAGTGCCAGATCCCGTAACATTCACCAGCTCGCAGGGGTTCAACGCGTTCGGCGTTTCCGGCGCGACGAAGGTCTCCGTGAAGGTCTCGCGGAAGTCTGACGTGACGCCGCAGCTCGACGCCTCGACGCTGTCGATCGCTCACGGCGGGACTCGCGTCTACGAGAACGGCCTGACGGATAACGGCCAGAACTCAAACTCCGGAACGATCGTGACGGTGACGATCGACGGCCTGGGGGGCACGAAGCCCACGAAGGGGACCACGATCACGGCCGAGGGGGTCACCTGTAAGTGTATGGACTCCACGAGCGACGACGCTGTCGGCGAGCTGAAGAAGTGGTCCGCCAACTACACGAGCGACTACGCGGCTTGACGTAAGGGAGGCCGGTCACGATGCCGACTCCTTCGTCGCAGGGATCAAGCTGTAGTTTCAACGGTCAAACACTTGGCCGAATGACGCGGTTCCGAGTCTCTCCAGGTGCCGCCGTGTTCGTCGAGAAGACGAACATCACGAGCGAGGTCGTCGGCTCCGGCGCGAACGCCCGGATCGTGAAAACCTACGACTGTGTCGCGATTGATCCGGGGACGGTCGAGGTCACACTTTACGGGTGCCCTCCTTACACGAACGCCCAGATCGGCTCCCGTGGGACCGTTTCGGTGTCGTTCGAAGGTGGGTCGCTGTCGAGACCGGCTTACCTCGAGACCTTCGATGTGACCGGCAGCGTCGGCGAGTTTCTCGTGGGCCAGGCCGTTTTCAAACTGACAGGTGAGGGACAATGAGCCTCCTCGACAATATCTCCGAAACGCTCCTCGTGAATCCGCCCGGCTATAGCGAGCCGGTCTACTTCCGCTATCCGGCCTTCGCCGAATGGCACAGCCTGGCGATGGCTCACCGGGACCTCGACGGCGGCGCTCCTCCAGCCGAGCTGATCGTGAAGACGCTCACCACCTGCCTCTGCGACGCGAGCGGAAAGCCGCTCGGGGCCGAGGCGTCGAAGGTCATGCTCGCGAGCCACCGTCGCGTGATGTGGCTCTACAAGAAGGCCTGGGTGACGGTCCTCCTGTCCGACGACCAGGTCGTGGGAGAGATCGAAAAAAACTAAGAAGCCAGACGGGACGCGTCGACCGATTCGTCTACCGTCTGGCGGCCCACTTAGGGATCGGAAACGTTGAAACATGGAAACGCGAACTAACTCTCGACCAGCTCCACAAGTGGATCGCGTACTACCGCGTCGAGCCATTCGGCGAGGACTGGCTCCGGGAGGCACGGGCGACCATGTTCACGATCGCGGCCCTCGGTGCGAAGCCGGGGTCCGATTTCGTGGATATCTTCCTTCCGAACTATGACCCCGACCGGGAGATGACCGAGGACGAGATCACGGAGAAGCTGAAGGGCTGGACCAAGGAAGGAGGCTAGTGTGGCGTCGATCGGAAAAGTGTCGGCCGTATTCACCGCGTCCACGTCCGGCCTCACGTCCGGAGTGAAGGCCGCCTCCTCGTCGCTCCGTGGCCTGTCTTCCGACGCTCGCGGCCTTCAGTCTTCAATGAATGCCCTGACGGCCGTCGTCGGCGCTCAGCTTTTCACGTCGGTCGCGTCCGGAGCTGCGGCCGCCGCGTCGGCGATTGCTGGCCTCGCGTCTTCGGCTGTGTCGTCTATATCGACGGCTGTCAACGCGGCGACTTCGCTCGGAGAGGAGACAAGTAAGTCGGCGGTTATTTTTGGCGGGGCCGCTTCCGAGATCCAGAAGTTCGCGGATAACTCAGTCGCGATCGGGCTCTCCCGGCAGGCAGCCCTCCAGGCAACCGGCAGTTTCGGAAACCTCTTCACGGCCATGGGGTTGGGAAGCAACCAGGCGGCGGAATACGCGACGACCATGACGGCCCTCGGTGCAGACCTTGCGTCGTTTAACAATGCGACGGTCGAAGAGTCGGTGCTCGCTATTGGAGCGGCCCTCCGTGGAGAAGCCGAGCCCATCAGGCGGTTCGGAGTTCTGCTCGACGAGGCGACGCTGAAACAGGCCGCCCTTTCCGCCGGCCTTATCTCGTCGACGAGTAGTTCGCTGACACCGGCGATTAAGGCCCAGGCCGCCTACGCCGCGATCCTCCAGCAGACCACGAAGGCACAGGGCGACTTCGCCAGGACTGGCGACTCGCTCGCGAACCTGTCGCGAGTCATTCAAGCCCAGACCTCCAATATCTTTACAGACATCGGGTCCGCATTCGAGCCCTTGTATCAGTCGATCGCGAGCGCCACGAGCCAGGTGCTGACCGCTGTCGGCCCGATCGTCGGGCAGATCGCGGCAGGGATAGAGGTCGCCGTCCAGCGGATCTCGGCCGCAATTCAATCTCTCGTTCCGTCGTTTTTGCAGTTTGTCGGGACCTTTGACGGAGCAAACGTCGGGCAGGCGATCGGCGACGGGATCCTCGCCGGGGCTCGGTTCCTTGCTGGGGTCGGCGACTTCCTGATTGCCAATCTCGGCTCGACGTTTTCCTACCTGTCGCAGGTCGGGCAGCAGTGGGGAGACGTTTTTGGATACGCACAGTCGACCGCCAACGCCTTCGTCGGGGCCTTCAAGATTTTCGAGTTTGTCGGGAACACGATCGGCGGCGCTATTAGTGACATCGTCTCTCTTCTGCTTGGTGCTGCTGCCGACACGGCGGCTCTCATTCCTGGCTTCGGCGGCACTGCTGACGGACTAAGGTCTGCGGCCGACTACATGGCGACGCAGGCCGATACCTATCTCGCGGCTGCGAATCAAAGCCTGACGGCGAGCGGTCAGGCTTTCAGTGACGCCTTTGGAAGTAACGGCGGGCAGGTCGGCCAGGCTATTGCCGGGCCGCTCGTGACTGCTCTCGATGCGTCTGTCGCAAGAGCCGAAAAGGCCGCCAGTTCCGTCGACGAGGCGTCTAGTAAGCCGGTCCAGTTGAACCAGACCGTCGTCGTCGACGTGGCCCAGGCGATCAAGGGTATCGACTCTCGGTCGACCGAAGGGATCACCGAGATGTTCCGGATCATGCGAGGCGGAGCCGGTGACGTGCAGCAGCAGCAGCTCTCCGTCCTCGAGGAGATCGCCGCCAACACGGGCGGCGAAGGCTTCACCGTCGTCGAGGACTTCTAATGGCTGTCGTCTCCTACCAGCGGATCCTCGACGGCGCTGGCCTGTCGGGCAAGTTCGGCGAGTCGCTCCAGGCGACCGAACGCTGGCAGGTCCGCGTCGACTCGCCGACGACGACCCGCCTCGAGATCCTCCAGACGCTCGCCACCGGCGGGATCGTGTGGGGTGCCTCACACCCCGAGTTTTCCGCGCTAAAGGCGATGGAGTTCACGCTCGACGCCGAAGGCCGCGAGGGGATGCGGTGGATCTTCACGGTGAAATACTACCTTCCAAAAAGGGCTCCCAAGCAGAACGGAATACCTGAGGACCTGTGGGAGCGATCTGGCGGGACCGCGACCGTCCCGGTCTTCCGCGACACGAGCGGAGTCTCAATCACGAACGCGGCCGGCGATCCGCTCGAAGGCCTAGAGAGAGAGCGCGAGGAGGTCGCCTGGTCGCTCGTGAAGTGCTACGAGACGGACGCGGCCTTCGGGTCGGCGGCTG